ATTCAACGAGGTGGCCTATTGTCATACGCGAAGGGATAGCGTGCGGATTTATAATAATATCGGGTTTGATACCATCCTTCGTATAGGGCATATTTTCTTCGGGTATTATCATTCCCAATACACCCTTTTGCCCGTGGCGCGAGGCGTGCTTGTCGCCAAACTCGGGCTTCTTAATTTTTAAGAACTTGACTTTGCATATTTTTGAATCATCGCCGGATATTTTATTAGATATGTATATATTATCTACAGTACCGTATAGCGAATTGTCCGTACTTATAGATACATCAGTATATATAGTCTCTTTTATCTGTTCCATAAATACGCCATTCTCAACCTCTATGTATTTTTCCATAATACTTATCATACCTATTATAATTACTTCCTGCCCCTGTGGGATATATACGCCTTTTCTAATAAAGCCGTTTTCGTCAATATATGAATAATCCTTCTTTTTAATCCCTTCTATTTTAATACCGCTATCGCGCATTTTTATAGGATTTCCGAAAATTATTCGTTCAGTATCAGAAATAACTTTGCTCGTCGCCGTGATAGATTTGTAATATGATAGATAGTTTAATCCCCTGTTAATCGCTGCCCTATTAATCATAATACTATCTTCTTGATTAAAACCCGAATATGTCATAATTGCAACAATTGTATTAAACCCATTCGCCATATAATCACTTGAAGTATATTGTGCTATTCTCGTATTTATAATTGCCCTTTGCGGATAATGGAGAACATAGCTCATAGTATCAAATCTATTATTAAAGTTCGTAGCATACATTCCGATAGCTTGTTTAGATTGCGCGGCGTGGAAGACATTTCTTGCAGACTGATTGTGATTGCACATCGGAATATTGCCCGAAACTACACTTAATATTGTTGAAGGATGTATTTCTAAATGCGTATGAAGCGGTGTTATATCCTCCTTATTCATAGCTATAAAACTCGTATCGGTTTCCTCATTATCTAAATATTCTATACAAGCCCCTTTGTTCTCAAGCTCATTCAATATTTTATCATAGAGCCTTCTATAATAATTACTATATCCCTCAATATCTCTATTTTTATCTCCGCTGCTGCCGCCGCCTCTTATTTTGCCGTCATAGTCATCGTCATCGTCATCGGGTCCTTTTTGTGTTTTTTTGCCGCCGCTGATATTAAAAATAGTCGATATATATCCGCCAGTATATTTTTCAATACTTGTAAGAACACCTTCGGAATCGTCAGCAATTGGTTTATTATATATGTCTCTATAATAATAATCGTCGGTTTTATCGGCTTCATTTAGTTTATTATATGAGCCGTTGAGCATATCAAACCAGTTATTAAAGTTATTATTTTTATATACAAGGATATCATTGTGGGGATATTCAGCATCCTTATTATTTTTCAAGATTAATAGAGGCCTACAGGGTCTCCCGGCTTCTGTAAATATTCTTATTTCATTGTTAGGAATACTCCAAGATATAGATATTAATATATTAATTAGCCCGTTTCTCCTGTAAGCTTTTAATATTCTCGTGATAAATATGGGGTCGCCAGTATATCCGTACAAAGAACCGTTCAAAAATACTGCTGTTATGTTTTTATTTATTAAAAAATTGCATCGGATTAATGGAATTATCCCGATATCTATGAGACATTTCTTTATATTTTCTACATTAATCCCTGCTGTTATTTTCGTCAATAGCGCCATATTTTTGAGATATCCTATTGAAGCTCCGTCGGGGCTTTCAAAGGGACACATCATACCCCATTGTTGCGAATGTAATCTGTGAGGGCTCGTAATTTTTATGCTTCTATCAATAGGTATATTGACACGGCGCAAATGCGATAAATAGCCTATATAGCTGATTCGCGATAAATCCTGGACGATTCCGAGCTCAGGATCGCTATTGCTTATTTGTCCCCAGCGGCCTTTGAGAGATTTTGCGAATGTCTGTGTGATAATTAAATAATCTATTATTTTGTATATATTGTTATTGTTTATGATTTTATCATATTCGTTCTTCCCTTTGAAAGAACCATAGTAATATTCTCTATCTAATTTGATTCTAATATCATCGCGTAATTTTATGTAAGATTCTTGAAATAATTCGGTAAGTTTAAAGCCGCTGATATCAACGCGCTTATATATATAGCTATCTCTGTCGCTGATAGGTAATGTCCCTATTACAGTTTTAATAAATTGTAAAACGAGATATCCGAGATACTTGCCTTTATTCTCTATATCCTCAATATTAGGAAATATATCTGTCATTATAACGGATTTAACATGTTCGATAGACTCATATCTAACCTTTTTATTTAAATAGTTCAGAGCATCATCTTGTGTATATATACCACATTTCTTTTCTTTCCTTTCTTTATTTTCTTTATTTACATATATACATTCATTATCTGCATATAGCGCGCTAATTATGCTCGGTCTTATGAAGTTTTGAAAATACTCTCGTTCCATTTCATCTCCATAATCTCCGAATATAGCATCGCATATATCCTTGTCACTCTCTATTCCGAGCGCCCTAAATAAAATGAAGAGGGGGATTTTTTCTTTGAATGAAGGGACTGAAACTAATATAGAGCCGTAATTGTATTTTTTGTTATTATATTGCACCTTAATTTTTTCATCATGATATATGCCTTCACTTTTAATAGGAGTATCAACATAAAAAAATTGAATCTTTGAAGGTTTCACAGAGCCTTTATCGGCGACACAGAGAATTATTCCCTTATAACTAAATCCGTTCGGGTCGTCTGTCAATTTATTCGTAAATAGTTTGTTAGTTACTATATTTTCCTGTGCGATTATTACTTTTTCTTTGCCGTCAATAATAAAATACCCGCCAGTATCGTAGGGACATTCTCCCATCAATTTCAATATATCTGAGCCATTATTTTTTAATAGACAGATATCACTATGGAGCATTATAGGGATACCGCCTATGGCTATGTTTTTGAACTCTTCATCTTTTACGGCTCCCTTGTCATTTGTAATCCTAACTAAGACATTCGCAAATAGATGGGTCTCATATGTGAGATTTCTCATTCGCGCGTCATTGGGAGTAATCAATTTCGGAGTTCCGTTTTCAAATGCAATGGGCCTATCTACATATATATTGTCGCCATTCAATCCGCCGATATATATATCAACTTTTACAAGAAGATTATTCTTATTACTATCGTCCATTTTAATCATAGTAATAGGATTATTAGATTTTATTATCTCAGGTATCTTTACTTTGACAAAGTTTCTATAACTATCTAAATGATGTCCAGTAAAAGGATATTTATGATCTTTAAAATATAAATCTAATATATCCCATTCATTATTAATCATTCTTCTAATATTATATATTATATATTATATATATTATAACTTAAAAAAAATTTACTAATATCTAATATCTAATATCTAATATCTAATATCTAATTTTAATTATTAAATATTACATTAAAGCCTAAATCATATATTTTGAGTTTCCCGAGATTACCGGGAGATGTATCTAATATTAGGCTGCAAGGCTGTATATTTTTACTGGTAAGATATGTTAAAGATATTGTATCATTATTCTCAGGCGGATCCCCTTGTATATGTAATATTCCGCTTCCACTTAAATTACCATCAAAAACTATCTTCCTTTTTTTCGTATTTTTGAGATTTTTACCATATGCCGCTTGTATAATAGTATTCGGGGTACCATTATTGTTATATAGTGTTAGTACTCCTTCATTATCAAACTCCATATAGTATTTATCATCTAATGATTTGAACTTTAGATATACTGGGACTATTATATCTTTTAGTAAATATTTGCTATCCTCAAATTCAAATGTTTTTCCGCTGTTCAATACATATTCGTTGTTTATTAATTTATTACCCCACGGCATATAGTGAAAGAAATTAGAAAACTTAGGATTTTTCTCATCTATTATAAACATACTAAATGTAATATCTTGAATGCCCGGATAGCTCTTCCCAGGTTCCGTTCTAAATTTTATATCATTTATGATAGTATTATTATAAGATCTATTAATTTTATTTCCTACTTTGCCTTCTCTTCCAGCGTATGCTAAAGATTCTGCAATAGCATCGCGCGATAATTCGTCTATTTCCTCTTTTTCCAAATCGCCATTTTCAGGCTTAGCTTCTTTCTCAGCTTCTTTTTTGATATCTTCGTATACTTTTTTAATTTCATCGCTACTCTTTGAATATAAATCGTTAAAATCCCTGTTCATATAATATTCAGACGCATATTCTTTGAATTGCAGGCATTTCGTAGGCATATAAATACCACCCCCATAATCGCCCTTTATATGATTTATATCTTCGCCGGCACCTTCCGATACACATCCGAAATCATCGCAGATATTATTTAATGACCTCTTTAAAAGGTTATCATATCTGGCCTTTTCCGATTTTTTTACTCTGTTATCAAGTGCCCTTAAGAAATACGAATCTTTGCTCGTCATATACTCCATCCATTTGTTTTGATTCGTGTAAGTACACAGAGATGGGTAATAGTTGTAATAATCGCCTTCGTTTTTCATCAAATTCGGAATATATATGATTATTTTCATCATTCCCTTGAATGTGTATTTCTCGAAAAAGGTGTCTGAGAAATTATAGCTTATATCGGCAAACATATTCTTTAATACATATTTATCATCTTTTGATATTATCTTAGCTATTGATACATATATTGGGAGAGGCAAGAGAATATCATTACCGCGCCTGAAAGTTGATTGAATCCTTTTTTTAACAAGGTTTAGGTTTTCAATAATTTTTTTTTCAATATCATACATATTGCAAGTGAACTCTTTATAGCACATATTTTCATTGATATGGTCGCGGTCTTTGTACTGTTCCATAGTCATATGGATACATCTCTGATGTTTTAAGAATGATAGCTTGCCGGCAGATACGAACTTTTTAAAATCATCAGGTTTGCTTTTATCTTCTGTCGCTGCCGCGGCAGGAGCTATGACGCGTTGATTAGGAGCTGACGCAGCCTTAGCCTTTTTAGCTCCTCCGGCTTGGACTGGAGGCGGAGGCGGCGGAGGTAATTTATAAATAAGCATTTATTATTATTATATTTTATATGGATATAAATAATTGTATAGATTTATGTGTTATCAATAATACAGACTATGATATATCATTGGTAGTATTTAAGATATTGGAGGGGAAATATAGATATATATCAAATAATGCATGGGAGTATTTGGATAAGGATAATAATTGGGTTAGCGATATAAAGCAGAATAATTTTAAGTATTCTATTAAAACCGAGGTATATACATATTTTATTAAGAGGGCTATTGAATTATGTGATAAAGCAGGTGATACAAATATAATATCAGGGAAACTCTTAGATATAGCTTCAAAACTGAAAGAAGATAAATATATATCTATGATTATTAAAGAAAGCAGGCAGTTTTTTATAAATGAATAATATGAATAATAAAAACGAACATGATTTATACAAAATAGTTAAGGAAAATTATAATATCAATAGGGATGAGATATATATCAAGGATATATCAGATGCTGGAAAAGGCTTGAGCTTAGAGCGTTTTAAAAACTTTAAGGAATTATTATTAAAAGATAGTTATTTTGATTGGCGTTTCTGTATTGAATATTTTGATAAATGCAATCGTGCCTATCATATTACTTATAAAAATATAAATTTTTATATTCTTTCGGATAAACCAATTACTATAAAAGCGCGCGGGCATTTGTTTAACAGTATCTATCGCGTTTTTTTGATTAAAAAGCTATTTAATATTAAGCCAATACAAGATTTCAACTGTTATATATTGCTCAATCCTATTAAACGCAAGCTTCCTAATAAAATGGGAGATAGCATAGGTGCAGCGAATATTAATGGAGGCTTCACATATTTTAAATCAAATAATGTATATATTGTAAGAAAAGAGGATTACGAGAAGGTTATATTACACGAATTATTACATCATCACCACGATATACATTTTGAGGCATGGACTAATGCAAACATTAAGCAAATAAAGAATATGTGCGGGATAGCCGAGGAACAGTATTTATTACCTAATGAGGCAATAATTGAAACATACGCTATAGTATTAAATACCATATTTTATTGCATTGAACACAATATGACTTTCGCCGATTTCAAGAAGACACTCGCTAAGGATAAAGAGCATAATATAGAGATTGCTAAAAAAATATTGACCAAACAAGGGAAGAATAAGTGGTACGAGAAAACACACTCGTACTGCTATATTGTATTGAGAGCAATATTTTACATCTATTTTAAGGAGTTCGCGCGGATATACAGATATAACAACGACGATGACATAACTTCATTCATTACTATGTATTTTCCAAAAATCTTAAGAAAAATACGAGAAAATGGACGAGGAGACAGCCGCAATAAATACATAAAACAGACGATATTTAATAACTTTTAGGACTTTGAGGACTTTGAGGACTTTGAGGACTTTGAGGACTTTGAGGACTTTTAGAGGACTTTGAGGACTTTGAGGACTTTGAGGACTTTGAGGACTTTTAGAGGACTTTGAGGACTTTTAGAGGACTTTGAGGACTTTGAGGACTTTTAGCTGTATTAGGATATAAATAATAATATAAGTATATTTAATAAGGTGTAGACAAGGGATACAAATGTCAATCGAAGATATTAATTATCTTAAAAATAATAGTATAAAACAGAATTACACATTTTTAATAGATAGTACAGACAGAGATAGGGATAAATATCCGAATCCTAATAAATATGTAGTAGATTTCACAGTTCCCTTTAAAAATGTCATTGGTATGGAAATAATTGACGCGAGTATTCCGCGTACTATGTATAATATCGATGTTGAAAACAATCTATTATATTATTATTTGGGAACAGACGATAACGATCATATAATTAAGAATGGCGTAACCGAAAAAGTCGCGTGTGATATAATTACGAGTAATTGTACTTATGCTGATGGCTATACAAAAATAACTGACGGGGGCTTCATAGAACTAAGTAATAACATAAATATATATAATATATATTCAAATCATATCGCGGGTCCTGAGATAAATACTGATATTAATAACAGTTTTATAGGAGGAACTGAAATAGGCATCACATATTCTTTTAAAATTAAGGCTGAGGCTACATACAATCCTTCAAAAAATAATACATATTGCGTATTTAGTTTAGGATATTACCATTTATGGAAGCAAACAAAAGAAAAATATACTGGAATGAGCGTCAGCGTCGTCAAGAGAAGTACGGGAACTCTCTATAATATCCAGTTTATTATGGGTGATGGTAGTGTGGCTGGCGATACGCAAGTAATTACTGATGTTGATTTGAAAGACGAGGTTCATATATGCTGGACCATATTTGAAAATAATTGGGTCGTATATATATCTAATCATTCTCTTTCAATAAATATTATGAGACCAATAACAGTAGCAAAAACTATAAAAAATGTATTCTATGTAAAGAAATATATAGGGAAATCTCTCGCGGCTCCTATTACTAACAATCTGAATGGTAATTTATACAAGGAGTCTTGGGCGGCTGATGTGAATGCAGTTATGTATATAAAGGATTTCAAGATATATAATAGGGCGCTCAGAGCCGAAGAGGTAATATTATGTAAAAACAATAGTATATTGGATATGCCTATTTGGTACAAGCTGTATGATAATAGCAAAAAAAACAGTGGGAAAACAGAGTTGATAGATTATCCCGATATATTTAGCAAGATGTCAATTGATACGGGTGATTATACATTGAAGACATTTTTATTAAATTACGAGGAAATAGAAGATACTGAGGTAGGATTTAAGAAACACTCGGAGCCTGCTGAATTGACGAACTTATTAGATATATATAGCAGATTGCCGTTTATATTTGATATGAGACGCTCTACAATATATGAAAATCTCGGTTTTGATTTATACAATTCTATAAATCCCGATTATATCAATGATAGATATCAGTATAAGCCGATGTATAATAATAATCCGAAGATGTACAAAATGTTTCATAGCATATTAAATCCTGATGTTACTAAAGTAATACTTACTATACAATATGATAAGCATCTAATAACATCGCCGGGTATCGTGTATTTAATCGGGAATAAATATATTGTATTAAAATGCCCGGAAATAGAAGAGCATCTGTTCGGTTCTTTATCATATTCTAAGTATTCTCTTGGTTTAGCCAAGTTTCGCGTAGATAATGTAGGTATTAATAGCGAAAGGCTGGCGATTACTAAGTTGCCTGTCAGAGAATTTCACCCAATCGGCAAATTATCAAGAATATCCTTGCGATTTGAAACAAACCGCGGGACACTATATGATTTTAAGGGTGTTAATCATAATATTGTATTTGCTATTTATTATTACGAACCAAAGCAGAACAAATTCCCTGAAGGTTCAATATTAAACCCAGAATATAAGATGAATTATATAGATTACAAATATTACCAGGAAGAGATTGAGGGCGATAGCGAAGATGAAACCGAAGAATATTCAAGAGATAATATAAATGACTATAAAAAGAAGGAGATCGACTATAGCAACGAAGGAATAAAATTGAGACAATACAATGAACACTATGTAAATAACGATGACGAAGACGGCGAAGACAGCGACGGAGACGAATAGAATTGCATATGCTATGCTATGCTATGCTATTATGATTTCCTAAAAATGAACCAGGTTTTATAAAAATGAATAAATTCAGTATCTCTCGACAAGATATACGGTATGCTTATAAATTGCCTCGCTGTCTTTAGGCTGTCTTTAGGCTGTCTTTAGGCTGTCTTTAGGCTGTCTTTAGGCTGTCTTTAGGCTGTCTTTAGGCTGTCTTTAGGCTGTCTTTAGGCTGTCGTTTTAGGTGCTTCACCGACCTCTTTTATTATGGAATCAACATCTGTCTTTTTTAAAGTTTGATTATTAATTTTTCCTATATAGCGTGATTTATTCGTTAATACAGTGCATTTATTAATCAAATCTAATATATTGGTTTTTTGTTCAGGTGTTAAAGTTATAATAGGATTAACGCGAGCAATGTAAGCATCTATAGTCTCTAAAGTTATTTTTGAAGAATCGGATGCTACATATTTTTTACCTGCCTCTTTAATAATTATAGAGTCTATTTCAGATAATCCTCCGCCTGCAACTAAAGGAGTTGTTTTTAACTTAACTTCGGCAGTCGCAGCGGATCCGGTAGTATCTGCAGGAGCTCCTATAGTTATTAAAGGAGGTTTGTCTATATAATATTTGCCTTTTGATGTTAGAGTAATAGATTCTATACCTTTATTTACATCGCTTTTAACAACCATATTATTTATAACGGCAGCTACTGGTTCTGTTTCTGCTGCGGCATAAGCAGATTTATATTCAGCTATAGTTGGTCCGAAGGTTATCTTGCTGCTATCAGTAGTTTCATACTTTGTCCCTGCTTTTCCCGTGGTTATTTGTATTCTTTCAATTTCGTAAAGCGACGGAGTAGTTCCGGCTATAGCAGCTGTTTTTAATATAGCTGTTGCTTCTGCCTGTGTAGAATCTGCTACGGTAGGCTTAGGAATGGTTATTGTAGGAGGCCTATCTTTGTAATACTTGCCTTTATTAGCTCCAAGAGTTATTCCTGTTATTGCTTTTGTGGTAGTATCAACAGTTATGCTCGCTATTTCGGCGTGGACAGGCTCTGTTGTTGAAAATCTTTCTATAACGCTACTGCTGCCGCTGCTGCCGCTATAATTATCAGCCATACACCCATACATTAATACAATGAATATTGCAAATGCTAATATTAATGATATATATGTAAAAAAACTCTCATAATCAATGAATTTATTCATTTAATCTGTAATACTTAAAGATTATTATTTTTCCGTTTTTTATAATTTATTTCCATATATATATATAGATATTATGACAGATTTAAGTTTATTATATGGGGGGGACGACAATTTATTAGGTGACAATATGGATAATTCATATTCCCCTCAAAAAATTAATAAAATGAGTAATAATGAAATGTACAACGGTGGACAGCATGCTCAACCGGCACAGCATGCTCAACAGGCTCAGCAAGCTCAGCAAGCTCAACAGGCTCAGCAAGCTCAGCAAATGGCGCAACAGGCTCAGCAGGCTCAGCAGGCTCAATTGGCTCAACAACAGGCTCAACAGATCGCTCAACAGGCTCAATATAAGGTTGAAAATATACAGAGTATGAATACATCATTAGTTCCGGTAAATAATAATAATTCTTATAAGCAGCCCGATAATGATTATTCAAAAAGGAGAGGAAATGAATACAATTTCTTTGATAGAATGAGCTTAAAAAGAACTGAGGTTATTAAGCTATCATTGTTTTCTCTTGTAATTGTTTTAGGTATCTCAATAGATAGAATGTTGACATATTATTTATCTAAATATATAGGCGATAATATACTGACAGATTTCCAAGAGTTATTATTGAGAATAAGCTATCCTATAACTATCTTTTTATTATTATGGATATTTAAAGCTATTTAAGGAGAAAGTAAAATCAATTTATAAAATTAAAAAATATAAAAATATATAGTAAAAGGCTAATAAATATTAATGAGTCTTAAAAGTAAACTTTTAAAAGTCATTATAAATTCTCTTGTACAAGCAATAATTATATTGTTATTTTTGATAGTACTTATTATAAATATTATTGAAATAAGCAATTTCGGCTCCAGTAGAGCTAAACTGTTATCTGTATCATCAAAAGAAAATAACCCGAGCTATGATAGTTTAAACTTGCGGTATTGCAATTACGGTAATATGTTTTCTGATAAAGACACTGTAGATTACAATAATTATATATTTGTAATTATCTACGGCATCCTATTTTTCCTATTTTGGTATAATACTATTATAAATGTATTTTCCACTTCAGCAATGTCCAATGAAATAAAGATTGCATTTTATAAAACATATTTTAATAATGATATTTATAAAAATTATAATTATGAATACACCTTTATACGCAGCCTTCAAATATTTATTCTCGTAGCCTTCTTATTTCACTCATATATCTTGTATAACGAGTTTATGGGTACGAACGAAGAAGATATTAAGATACACGATAATATTAAAATCATAGATGCTGCAATTATGGAAAATATAGATTGTGATTTAATTAGGGCTCACGACCCTTCGAAAGGCAAATTTATTACAAGAGAATCTCTCGTGTTATATTTAAAGAAAATAGATTCATTGAAAACAAATGCGGATGTAGATAAATATGTTAAAATGTGTATAGCAATTATATTAATTAATAAGAATATCAATAATGCGAAGAAAACAATTAAGGATGTTCAAAATCTCTGCGACAACCCGAAATGTATATATAGCAGATTAGAGAATAATATGGAAGATATATTCCCGGAAAACATAGATAAACACTTTGATATATTAAGGGCGGCAATAAAAACAGCAGGATTTAATGAATTAAACTCTGCACAAATTTTAGAATTAGATATTAAATATAAAGAGATAAGAAAAAAACTCGTTGATAGCTTTAATATTATAAAAGGCTATAAGTCTTCTCATCTTATTTATTATAAGTTTGGGCTAATTACAACAGTATTAGCAGGTATATTCTTTGCAACATTTGGTTTAGCATATTTCTTAATATATGATTTCGAGTATATTAATAAATTGTTCTTTCCCGGTACGCCATTCCCACTACCATTTGATTATTTTGTTAGCACATTTTTTAACACAGCGGTTGTTTATATAGTAGCAATGATTGGTATTTATATAGCGTTTATTATTAATTTCTAATGACAAACCTGTTAATTTTTATTATAATTATTAAATTAGAATATATATTTAATAATAATGAATGATATGTTAGTTAATATTATTACGAATATAATATATATAGTTGCTGTATTAATAGTAGTAATTTTAATATTAGCACTTATAAATTATACTTTATATACAATATATTCTATTAAAGAAATAATTGTACATAACACGAGCGAAGATGCTATACACTATAAGCTCAAAGATATTTATAATTATAAATTAATAAACTATGTTAATATAATCAATACCGACAATAATTATAAATACGATATATCGAGCGAGTTTAATGCAGCTACAGGATTTGTAATTGATATGAAAGAGTTTACACTAACTAAGCTTACAATTGATAATACTTTGCCTTTGCTAAAATATATAGACCTTTCATATCTCAAAGATTATGTAGATAAAGATAAGATTGAAGACAACAAGGTTCATTTTAAATTGAAAAATATAGATGCTCTGAAGCCCGAAGATTTTATGATATTATACGAAGATATAGCTATAGGTTTTGTACCAACAGAAGTATCTCGTGTATTAGATAAAACTAAAATAATAGCAAAATATAAGAATGGCGATAATACGAGCTATTATATCATTGAATATAATAAAAAAAGTTATTCTGAATATTTAACAAATAATACTGTTGATATTAATATAAATAAAAGTCTATATGGCGATATTGTATCATTCAGTAAAACAGATACAGCAACCCCGTCATCGACATCGACATCTAAGAAGATAATTGCAAGGGATGGAATAATAATCCTTTATATAGATGATAGCAAAAATAGTAATAATATAGATACAGTTAAGGTTACAAATAATACAGATATTTATGGGTATATATTGAATGGGCTGTTTCTGTTAATTCCCACGACATTATTGTGGTCTAATGATAAATATGCGGCGGGTCTATATGTAAAAACAAATAATAATTTGTACGAGATAATTTTACTATTAGTATTTCTAATAATATTCATCGTATTAATAGCATTAATAAACGATTTTTACACATATTTATTTAATATTGGAAGTAATAGCAAAATAGCTGATGAGCTATTTATTACCAAAATCATGGACAGGAATATTCATTTGGTAGTAATAACATTATGTATTATTATTTATTGTATTATTCATAGTATCGTATATTTTTCCGCATTTATCAGCGGAACTTATAAAAAAATCAAGGCAATGTATGGCGATTTAATTGTTGCCGATGAATATATTAGAAATGAAACGAATAAGCATTTAATATCTAATAATTACAATAGCGATACAATACTTGAAGCATTTAATGATATCGCATATGGCGGTGATATTAGCTATGTCGGTGGGAAATACAATGTGATTGATGGAACAACCAACCAAGATATCTATGATATTAAAAAGAAGTTTGAAGAAAAGATGATAGCTATTAATTACAGCTTTAATTACTATGAAAATATATACAATGCAAATAAATATACAAATACTTTCTTTACAAAAATGAAAAATATATTATTATATTCAAAATATCAAATAGAATATACTGGTACAGCTGATATAAATAAAACATTATTATTGGTACTAATCATATATTTATATTTTGTTAAGAATAATATTGATGACCCGTATATATTAATTAAATTGAATAAGCTGATATTTGGAAGAGTTGCTAATATAGGCATACCCGAAATAGACGAAGAGATACATAACACCTTAACATTAAGGTCTTTACTTGGACACAATTTAGAAAATAAAGCGATAATAGACGATTTAGTATATGAAAAGACTCTGATATTTGATAATATTGAAACAGATAATAAAAATAATAAAATTAAGGGTTATGATACAGATGTTAATACGAAGGTTATAGATTTTTCAAATAAGTTATATGTAGAATTGGATTATTGGGGTGCTGTATATTTTTTCAATTTATATTTAGCATTAGAAATAATGATAGGATGTCTTGTAATTTTAGCAAGCTTATTGATTATTAAATATACAGATAATGATATGAAGGAAAATGTAGAAAGATACATTGATAAAATGAAGGAGTTAATTGAAACAATGGTAGATGAAATTAAAACAGCTGTTTTGGGAGTTGTTTAGATTAAGAATTTAAAATATTATTATGTAATAAAAGAAGGTGATATTATGCCTTGCGAAATAGCTTTCTTTAGTGCGAATGAGAAATATGATATGACATTGTTTTTTATAAACTTTTATATATGTTTGATGATAATAATAACCATATTAATATTAGCAAATACTATCTATAATTATTATGTATATAATAACATTGTCTCAGAAAAAATATATAACGATACTAATGTAATAGAAAACGATGATCTTCCCCCTAAAGCAAGCGAATTATCTTCAAAAAACAAGATATTGATTGGGGAAACTGTTGATTATAAACTGTTCATTAGTCTTCTTCTTGACCAGAATATGTATTACAATGATAAATATTTTACTTTAAATATTACAAATATATTATTGGATGTCTTTATGTTGGTAACAATAGTATTAGGGATTTTTTCATTACTTTATGTCTTTACTTCTAATTTTCGTAAGTTTAAAGATCTTACTCGTTTAAATTTTGAATTTGCCGAACTTAAAGACTATATAATTCAAAATTGTTATTTTATAAATAACCGCAGTTGTGAAGGTTTACATCTCTATAAAATGTTATCAATATTATTAATATTTCTAACACTAATAATTATCGGGCTAAGGCGCGATCCTAGTCATACCCCTTCCATAAATTATGCAGATTATTTAAATTTTGAAAAATCAAAGGATGTAAATAACAACAATCCTAAAAATATTGAAAATATGTTAAATATTATATGCAATACTGATAAGGATAAGGACACGGATTATTTAAATTACACATCGAATATTACAAAAATAATGAACAAATTAAATGGACACAATATACATACAGCCAGTACTATTAATGATACTAATCCTACAACTAAGGAAATTGAAGATCTTGAAAAAGCTTCAAAAGATGCATTAGTTGCTTATAATAAGGAAACGGACGCTAAAGATAAAGCGGCTAAGGAAAAACTTATGGAAGCGGCTAAAGCAGCTAAAACCGAATATGATAATGCTGTTACTAATAATACTATAAACAAGTTTATTACTAAAATTAAAGATATCAGTGAAAAAATTAAGGCTAACAATGAAGATAATAACGATAATAAAGATTTAGATTTTGTAAAATTGGTCTTAGTATATCTTAATAATAAGAAAATATATAATGATAATATTAGTAAAGAAAAAATACCTAATTTTG